AAGATCATGTAGTGTGCCTTTGTATTCACCTGCTACAACAACTTGATTTGTAGTAACTAGTGTTTCACACGCACATCGTAGTGATGGATCCTCGCTAGACATGATTAAATCTAGGATGGCGTCACTGATTGCATCAGCAACTTTATCCGGATGACCCTCACTAACGCTTTCACTGGTAAATAAATAACTCATAATTTCCTTTCAGTAGAGTATTTACTGATGTAATTATTACTTGAAAAATATTAGAGCCATTGCTGCGGCTTGTAAAATAAAACCGACACCAATCGTGACTACGTTTAGATAGTCTTTAAGCAATACAGATTTAAAAAATAGCAAACCTAATGTAGCCCAAATCATCAATACCAAATCTACTGCAGGGGGCTTATCGGTAAGCCCCGTCATCAACGCAAAAAACGACGGGATAGTAGCACAATGCAATGCAATGTTAGCTAACCAACCCAATGTATCCGCAGAAACTTTTCCTAATTTGTTATAGAAAAAATCTCTAATGTAATCTACAATTTTAACAACATAACTCATGTTCTACCCCTATAAAAAATATGTCTTCCCACTTTCCCCACTCGTTCATACGGCCAGCGTGGGTTTACATAGTCCGCATGATAATAAATAGCATCTTTCAAAGAATCAAGCCTGAATCCTTCTAGTAATACTTTTTTGGCTACTGCATAACTTTCTTCATACGCAGCTTTATTGACCGGGCGTGCCCTGTGTTTCGAATCACAATACCAACTAAATTGGCATACTACTTTTTCCATAATAACGTTTTTTTGATAAACAACGCTACAAACTTCTTTTGGAAATTGTGGATGGTCAACTCTATTTAATGTTACTTGAGCTACCGCAACCTTCCCTTCGAAACTTTCATGACCTGCTTCTTTGTAAATATTTAAAGCTAAACATTCAAGTGTTTTATCAATCGTCTTAGACGAGACATAAGATTTGGGCGAACTGGTAAATGTTGCATACGTTCCTGCATCTACCATGCGTTCCAATTTAAAATTGGTCACAGTGGTAACCAAAATATACACTAGAAATAGACCCACTAGTCTATTAAATGTTTTTATAGTTGTATCCATTTTCAACTTTCCTTTCTTAGTTAGTGATACCAAAATTTGGTAGAAAATACTAACACACTGAAGTATACTACTTTCGGTAATAAACTTCAAGCAAAACGGTTAGTTAATCTACCCAACAGGTACAGTTACATTTTATTACTTCATCTATAGCTTCTTGGACAGTCAACTGATTCGGTAAAAGAACGGAAGAAGTATATGCCGAATTCAATGTGCAAGGTATCAAATTAGTTGCCTCTGATCCTGCTAGACTACCAGGAAATTCCGGTTTACCAACATCTAATGGTGCTCCTTGTCCTGTGGGGACTCTAGCACCTACAGTTACTACTGCAATCGGTTGTGTTTGAACTATGTTACTTCCACTAATAGAAGTATCAGTGAGACCTGATTGTAGTTCTGCTACACTAGTTGATGCTACCGATACTAATGGAACTGCCGGACCTGTTCCATTATTATTTGGACCTAGTAAATTTGTATTATTATTTATCGTATTTGAAACATTCAAAATTCCTTGTATAGGTGGATTCTGTTGTATATTTGATATTGAATTTACTTGAATATAGTCATTTGTATTGGGATCAAAATATCCATATGGTTTGGGTGCAATAGTTCCATCATCTGTTTCTTGTAATAACATAGAAGGCAATGTATAGGTTGTTGTAGGATCTGCCGCGTTACCATTTATTCCATTAACCTCAATTCCTACAACTCCTGTAGGAACAGTATTATTTGAAATTAATACAGGACACATATTTTCTCCAATGTTTCCTGGTATCTCAGTGTCTAACTCGATTCCTATTTTTTGCAGTCTATCCGAATTTCTTTCTTGGCGCATCAAACCAACAATACTCTGTCCACCTACAGTAGATAAGTCTGCTATTGCTTCTAGTGTTTGTGCATACATATGTGGATATGTATTTTTTGCTAAATCTCCTAATGCATCTGTAAAATTAATTACAGTGCTTAAGTATTGATTAATATATGAATCAAACTCTGGTGGTACAGGTGCTATTGCATTATACCTTGAACGCTGTTCGATCATTAATTGTTTACCGGCTGCATTATAAACAGTGTTCAACACATTTACTATGTTTTTCTTAGTGGCGGATATACTTACTATTTCATCGTTAGCTTGTGTTATATATGCACTTACCACAGTATTCATTCCTGGCCAGCCTGCTGTACCACTAGCTGTATTTGTGCCGAGAGTTGATATACTTCCGTCTATCGCTATAGGTAACGTTGCAGTCGGTGGACACTGAATTGTAGCTGTAGGTATCGTTCCGGTAGTTATTCCTGCTGACGTTAAGGTAACCGTTGTTACTCTACCAAATGTCCCACTACCGTTAGATCCTGCATTAGTGGAATCAGTGCCTATTGTGCATGTAGCGGTTGCGCCAGACCCACCGGCAATTGTTATAGTGGGCGCTACAGCGCCGCCTCTTCCATAACCTCCACCAGAATCAGTAATAGTTATTCCGGTAACAGTATACGTGGGACCTGCACTAGTTGTATATTGAACAGCTACAGTAGCAGCTTCCCATGTTGTTGCCAAATATAATTGATTGTATATATTGCTTAGTTTAGTTGTTTGAGCATCTAATATGTTAGTTTTTAATTCATTCCAACTATACGGAAGTCCAGACATACAACCGAATAAATCACTAGCAGTATACGCACCATTTGGACCACTACCCAATGCTAATATGTTTTGTCCAGCGTTAGCTAATGTAGTGTCTGTAGGGACATCAGTTCCATTTATTAAATCTAAATCTTTGGTAGTAATTTCCAATGACGATACAACCTGTGAAAACTGTTCAAAGTTTACGTTTTCAATATTTCTAATCTGTTGCATTGCAGAGGAAAAGGCGCCAGCCGAAACAGCCAAATCGTCAGGTAATATATCTTGAAGGTATGACCCGAATCCTAATGGGGGTATTTGAAAGTTTGGTTGATCGGCCATTATCAGATTCCTTGTCCATTAACAGGAAGGTCGCTATCATCTAAGTATGACGAAGTATTTTCTACAGTTAAGATTAACGTAGATTCTACTACTGGTGGTGTTCCAGCCGGCAATACTTCACCTATTTGTGTTGCGATAGTAGGATTCTTAAGTCTAGGACTTACACCATTATTTTCAAAGATAGGATAATAAGTTTTACTATTTGTAGGACCTTCTGTAGTATTATAAACAGGTACTGTTAAAGACATATAACTGTTAGGAAACAACTTTTTAATATTGAGCAAATCTGCTAACGACTCTAATCCTCTTGTTTTGCAGTTTAATGGAACTAATATATCTTGTAAATCTGTCCCCACAATAACTAAGAAGGCTCCATATATTTGTTGCTCTTGTTGTTTTGTCACATACGGTATTGTATTATTAGCAATAGCTTCTACTTCGTCTGGTTCTAAGCCAGCGGATAAGAATGCTACAGTTAACGATTGCGATATGGCATTATATTTTTTTATTGTTTGTAACAATACTGAAGGTAATCCAAATTTACTTATTTTAGATAAATCGATTGCTTTACCTGCCTTAATACAATCTTGACCAAATTCAGCAGTAGCTAAGTTAACACCTGTAACGTCTGCACTGGTTAGGTCATTCATATTACTGTAAGTACCTTTTAAAAAAGTACCACTATTAGCAATTGCATGAATTGAAACGTTTGTATCTTCTATGAAACCTTTAGCAGTTAAAAACGAACCTAAGAAATCTTTATAGCTTACTGCTGTATTAGAAGGACTAGAACCATTATAGTTAAATTCATTCCATGCTTGTAATGCATAGTTTCTTAAAAAGCCCCATTGCGTGACAGCATTGTTTGGATTAGTAGTATCATAAGGCAACCAACTTGCTTCTTGTCCCTGTCCTTCATCATTATTAGGATAGTCAGGGTTTATATCATTAGCATAACCGGTAGTAGCAGGTGCGCCTGCACCGGTCCATTGTCCGCTTGGATCAACTGCTGCATAGGTAGGTGGTTTAGAATTGCCTAACGCAGAACAATATCCTTCTCCTATAGATATCAAGTCATCGTACACGCTAGATCCTGCAGGAGTTTTAGTAACAACACCCCTAACATATGCATCGTTAATCGCATATGTTAGTAAATTTAAGCAAGTACCAGAAACAATAGAACCAAACGTATACGTAGGATTTACTTTACTTGTTCCTATATATGTTTGATTAATGGGATTAATATTGATCCCTACCCCTTGTAGTAAAGATCCTTGTACATTAATGCCCAATGGTGTCTGCTTAGGTGTTGTCATAACAACTTATTATCCTGCAAATACTGTAGAAGATCCACTAGTGATTGATCCTGCATCAATTGAATCACCGACCCTGGCAATAGGTCTACCGTTAACAAAAACAGATCCAGAACCACTAGATATGTTAACTGTATGATTTACGCAACTTCTACCACTTTTTATAGTGTGTGGTACAGAAGGATCACCTCGTCGCTCTATACCTTTACCGTCAGCAAACACATTACTAGATGGCCCGGTGAGTGTGGATTGTCCAGTACATCCGTGTCCTGTGCTAAAACTATCACCTTGTCTTGCAACTGCTGGCATATTTTACCCCAATACTATTTTTTTGCTAGGAACCTTTATTCCTGTAGTTGCTTCCAAATACTTCATTTTAACATTATCTTCGGTATTTGCGATTATAGCAACACTATTAGTATTTAGTCTGGCCAAACCACGCGGTTCTGCTGTGAATAAACTAGGAACTAAGCCCATTCCTTGATGATTTGGAGCCACAGATACCGGTTCTTCTACTAGAATAGTATCTTTATCTAAAGATTTGACTTTTGCTATCAACTCTTCACCGCTGTTCAGCTTAAAACTGTATACTTCATCGACTTTGATTTCCATTTAATATCCTTATCCAAATAATTTTTGTTTTAGTTCAGTGAATCCACCTACATATTCTTCATCGATGAATATTTGTGGCACCGTACGTGCGTTTGGGACTGCTTCTAACAGTTCTTCTTTTGTCCATCCGTCCCCGATTTTACGTTCTTCATAAGGGATACCCTTTTGTTGTAGTAAAACTTTTGCCTGATCGCAAAAGGTGCAATGATATTTGCTCCAAATAACTGCTTTCATGTTTGCTCCTTAAATTGCAGGTAGTTCATCGTAGTCTATTACATCACTCATGACACCAATCACATAGTTGGTAGACTCGTTTTCTTGTAATGCTGTTTGCTTTTTGCTAGTATCGCTGTGCTTGTTGAACCATGGAATAGGTGTAGTCTTTGGAGCTGGGTTCCAATACTTAATTCCTATGTCCTTTAGTGCTCCAACCGCAGTGTAATCAACAAAATCCTTAAGAATGTTGGCGTTTAATCCAATGACAGGACCTTTCTTAAACAAGTAATCTGCCCATCTCTTTTCTTCATCAATAACATCTTTATAAATTTGAATAACTTCAGCTTGGCATTCATTTGCTATTTTTGCAAATCTTTGGTCTTCTTTTACAACCTGATTGATAATGTAAGCTGTCCAACCTTTGTGCAGCAACTCATCTTGTAAAATCAAACTAATGATATTTCCATTTCCGATAAAAATCTTATTTTCTACCATAGCAAGACTGGTAGCAAACGATACCATGAAACGGAATGCTTCTAAAGCATAGCTGGCATGTAGTGCTAGATATATGGCTTTGATATGGCTTTCTTCACTAAATTGATGAACCAATGTTCCTACTTGAGCATCTCCACCTATGTATTGTCTCAGCCCCACGTTCACGGGATCTAATTGTTTAGCACAGTTTATTTCATGTAATCTATCATAGTAATGTCCTACACTACTTGCCATGTCAACGATTTCTGTTGTATCATGTATAGTGTTGAATACTTCTTTAGGTACATTGTAGATGTTACGAATAATGTGGCTATAGCTACGACTATGAATATTAGTCTCAAAGAATGTCCAGTTGTAAACTAATGCCTCTAATTCAGGTAGGCTAATGACTGGCGTAAATATCTGACTAGGTCCTCTACCTTGGATACTGTCTAGTGCTGTTTGACGCAATAGGTTACTAGTAAAAATGTGTTTTACTGCATCACTAGCATCTTTAAAGTCTTGTGCATCTTTAGTAAGACTAACTTCTTCTGGAACCCAAAAGAAACCACGTGCGGTTTTCTCAAAGTCTGCAATCTTGTTATACTTGACTTCTTCAAAACGTTGAATAGTCACAGGACCCGATGGATCTAAAAACATTTTACGATTAAGGTAGTCCGTCTTTGTGTTTAAATTGTATTGTGCTTTACTCATATAATTAATCCCAATTTTTATAATAATGTGTTTTAGGGTGTTCTATCACTACATCAAAGAATCCGCTATGATCCCATACCCCTTTTGTAATTTTAGAGTGTAATACTTTTGCAAAATATTTATTGAATTCTGGGGTAAGATGTCCAGCTAAAGTATGTTTTTCAAGTGCAGTAAAATTATTAGGGTCAATACCCAACAATTCTAATTGTCTATGCCAAAAAGAATGCATAGGATGTAAAATAGGATCTAGATTATATTTTTTAAATCTTTCTTTTTTAAGACTATTGAAGAAGCAGGGATAAAGTATTATGTTACCATGCATACGTTCAATATTGTCAACCATAATATCAGCCATATCTACGTTGTATTCATCTGAACTTGCGCCGAACCAACCTTTTAAATTACTTAAAAACTTTTTTTCTTCTACGGTCAATAAAGCTTCTGAATTTTTTTCTATTTGTTCAACATGAGCCGAGCATGTAATATAATGCGTTTGTTTTGATTGTGACGGTTTAAATTTGATAGGGTAACGATGAGGTTCTGTTACTAAAAATATCACCAAATCGTACAAGTCACGTGTTTCTACAAAAGTTTTGTAGGAAAAGTATAATGAGGATCCGCCTTTAGCATAATTGTGTATATTTGTACCTACACCCAACATTTCCCGTAAATAATATTCCCAGGTATGTTTCCACTCGCGGTAAAAATCTGCATAACTGTCACCATAAATAGCTATCTTCATAACTTGCAAGCCTCACAATCATCATCCAATTCTTCTAAAATTAGTGGCTGAACATTCTCAGAATGTTCAGTTACTTTAGAACCTGCTTTGTTGATAAGGCTATAATAGAAAGTTTTAATACCCCATAGCTGTGCCTGCATTAAATTTTTAGCAATCAATGTAGTAGGTACTTTTCTATCTGGGAAATGTGCAGGATTATAGAATGTATTTGTACTGATACTTTGATCGATGTATGCCTGCAGGACCGCTGCTGTTTTCAAATAAGGTGTGCAATCTTTCTGATCCCACATTAGTTGATATTTGTTTTTTAACTTGTGAAATTCAGGAACAACTTGTGTGAAGCTGCCCGCCTTACTCTCTTTAGTAGAGATTAGTGACATCGGTAGCTCAATACCATTTGTGCTATTGATAACAACGCTGCTAGACTCTACTGGCGCAATAGCACCATTTGTAGCATTTCTAACACCATGCGTGATCATTTCTTGACGTAGAGGTTCCCAGTCTAATTCAGGTTTAAAGTCTGCTAGTTCATTAACTCCATTGGCTCTACGTTCCCAAGGGAAAACGCCTTTACCGTAGAAAGTTTTGTCGCTATCTAAACATTTACCACGCTCTCTAGCTAGTTCTACACTTGCCTCTGTCAAATAGAACATTTGATGTTCAATCCAACTCTTGACTTCTTGTAATGCGTCTTTATCACCATATTTTAAACCACGTTTTGCATGCCAATATGCTAAATTTGTGACTCCGATTCCAAGAGGACGAATTTCGTCATTGCTTAATTTGGATTGAATAGACAAAAAATCTTGATAATCTAAGATGTTGTTTAGACTACGATGCAATATCCTACATGCACGGCGCATGTCCTCAGGATTGCGGAACGCTCCCCAATTTATACTACCCAATGTACAAAGAGCAATTCTACCATTTGGATCATCTAAACGTTTGAACGGCTTGGTGGGCAATAGAATTTCTAAGCAAAGATTACTTTGATAAATTGTATGCCATTCAGAATCAAATGGACCTTGATTCATAACGTTATCAATGAATACTAGATAAATTCTGCCAGTGTCTGTGCGTTCTTTTAGAATACCGCCCTTGAACACTTCTTCAGCACTGATTGTTTTCTTTCTGAGTCCTAGTTTTTTTTCATACTTTACATACAATTCTTCAAAAAGTTTTGTATCCTTATAAAAAGCTTCATATAAATCAGGCACTTCGTTAGGATCAAAGAATGTTATGTTTTCTTTGTTTTTGAATCGTCGCCAGAATAAACTGGTAAGCACAACCCCATAATCCATATGACGGACTCGGGTTTCCTCTGTTCCCTGATTGTTTTTAAGAACGATAAGATCATCAAACTGATGATGCCAAATAGGATAAAATACAGTAGCACTTGCATTACGGATACCTCCTTGTGAGCAACTACGCAAATCACCGAACCACTTCTTTAAGAAAGGAATCATGCCGGTGTGCATGATTTCTCCGCCCCGTATAGGACTACCCAATGGACGTAGGCGACCAATTTCTAGTCCAATACCAGCACGTTTGCTAGCATACTTTGCCATCATTTCTCCGGATGCAAAGATGCTATCCAAGTCATCATCACTGCGGATAAGAACGCAAGAGCTAAACTGTTTAGTGGGTGTCCCAAGACCAGCAAGAACAGGAGTAGCGAGAGTGAATAGACCATCCGACGCAGCATTGTAGTATTCCTTTATATAACGCATTCTTGCAGACAACGGTTCTTCTTTGTGAAAGACAGTTGCCGCGGCAACCATGTAACGTACTTGAGGGGTTTCGTAAATTTCTTTTGTGCTACGATTGCGTACTAGATATTTTTCAATCAGTTGTTCAATGGCGGCATAACTGTATTGTTCATCTTTACTATGGTCGATAAACGAATCCATTTTATCCCATTCTTCTTCAGTATACCATTCTAATAGTTCTTTAGTATAAAGTCCAATACTGACATTTTTCTTGACGATTTCATACAGTCTGGGAGGACTATAATCTCCATAAACGTCTTTACGTAGCATACTAACTCGCTGTTTTCCTGCTACATATTGATAATTTGTGTGCCCTAAATCAGGGTTAGCTTCAACATCAATCAAATCTACAACAGCACGTAGGGTTATTTCATCTATTTCTCTAGTTGTAATGCCATCGTAAAAATGCGGTTGGGCTTTTATTTCTATCATCGACTGACTTACATCCGCGATACCTCTACAAATTTTTGCTATCTGTGCCTGCCATTTTTCTAAGGTTAAAACCTCTTTATTTCCTGATCTTTTTATTACATATATTTTCATTTTAGCCCTATTTTTTCGATGATTGGTTGCGTGTCAATACGCTTGACAATTTTAAAATCTTGTAGATTGTTATTTACTACCGAATTCGGCCAGTAATTAAGTATATATTTTGCGTTTTCCACAAGAACCAATGTCACGTCCTCGTTATTATAATCTTTTGCTTCTACAAATTCAATATCCCTTATACCCAACAAATATAAAGTATAATACATTCCTAAACCTCTAGCCACACTACAATAATGGTTTTCATAAATTAACTCCCATGGGTTAGGCCACTCATGAGAGAAATCGGAATGCAGGTAATGATTGACTAATGGTGCAGTTTGCCACCACTTATCAACCTCAATACATTTAGTTTTTGTATCAGTTTCTTCTAGCTTCTGACGTAAGTTATACCAATTTTTTAAAATTACATCGTATGAATTCTGAAAAATGTTATGCATCTACTTCTACATTTAGTTTTTTCAGCGCCTGTAGAACCACATCTGGGCCCACAAAAGCATCTTCATTATATTCTGCTTGTTCCCAAATCCAAAATTGTTTTTCACGTAAATATTTTCTATCTTTGAGTAGGTTAATATTCTCAGGATGACCAAATATATTAGGATCAGATTGTGAGAATACTACTACACCCGGCTTACCTAAATCCCAGCAAAAATGTTGGAAGAAACTATCACAACTCATCCAAGTCTTAGATTGATGCACTAATGTTGCTAGTTCACTGAGTGGTAAATTTTTTCTGAAATCCGACACTAACTGAGTTTCTCCTTCAACGCCGACTTGTATAACAGGTTCTTTTATATGACTTATTACTTGATCCCAATATGGGTAATTCTTTGGATGCTTTGCACCATTACGCATAAACTTAGAATAGGGTGAAATAATTATCATGATATCACATTGTAAAATTTTTTATAAGCATCTTCAAGTGAGCCTTTCCAATTCCAACGATCCATATGTGCGTAAACGTTATAGTTGTGTATGTCCCCGAATAATGCTTGTGCTTCCGCTATACTACGTCCCGGAATAATTTCGGGATAGCATGTAAATAATACAGGGTTTTTAATATATGGTAAAACTTTCTTAAAGACAATATGATCACCCATACCACAATCTAAGATAACAATTGTTTGATCTTTGAACTGCATGATGTTTTGAAATATCTTTTCGTCATGCTCAAACATTTCATGCACACCATCTCTAATGCCACCTTCTTTATTCTTTAGATGCCAAGTAATAGTATTTGGTATAATGTAATTTTTATACCCCTTTTTAACTAGCTCATATGTAAACAGTGTTTCTTCTCTGTGTGCTATTCTAGATAATGCTAAACAATAATCTGCTACACCTGCTCTATACAAAAATGAACAATGTAAATGATCTACTTGTTTCTTTTCTGATATTCTACCCCATTGCAAATTTGGTTCGTTGTAAATGTTTTCTATCCTACCCGTAGCTGTTATTTCAGGCATACTAGGCGGAGTTAATATGGCACCGCCCACCGCTCCTACATTATCTGTTTCTGTTGCATGTCTGTATAAGTTTTCTAATACATTGCATTCAGGCACAGTATCATCATCTAAGCGCCAAACCCATTTGTATCCCATATGGTTTGCACGTTGATGATTGTGATGTTGACCTTTCTTTTCAGCATATAACCATTCCCAAGCTACTCCGCATTCGCTTAGTATCTGAAACAGATACGTATAATGTTGCATTTCTCTAACATCTCTGGGAGGATCATTATCATCTTGTATGATTAAATAATCTGGACGTTTTGTTTGTGTTATGACGGACGATATCGCCATTGCTAGCGTTGTATCATATCTGCCTCTAGTTGATATTGAGCAAAGTATTTCTTTTTTCATTTTTTCCAATGTTGGTTGACGAAGGGAGCTTCTCTGTAATTGACTGCATTACCGTTTTGATCATAATCCCAATAATAAATTTGTGCAGAATTTAAATTAACAAAATTATTTTTGGTCAATACCTCTTCAATGACTTGTTTCCCTTTGTACTTAGGATGCAAATCGGTATGTATCTCCATCATAATTTCATTGATTCGTACTAAATCCTGTGCTGATGCATTCATGATTACATCGTATTCACCACCTTCACAATCAAGTTTTAATAGTATGTCATGTCCGGCAATCTGATTCATAATTTCATTGAATGTAATCGTTTCAACTACTTCGTAGTTACTAGAAACATTATACATACTGTTAGCTCCTGCATTTGAATTTAAGCTTACAGGTATAAATTGATTAGTTTTTTCTGCTACAAGCTTCTTGTACGTTGTAATATTTTTGATACCTAACCGATGTATGTTCTTCAGAAAGGTATTGTAAGATGCACTAATTGGTTCAACTGCTATGACCTGTTTTGCACCTAGCATTGCAGCATACAGTGAAAACGCTCCAATGTTAGCTCCAATATCAATAACTATTCTATCCTTGACATTTTCTTTTGTCAAATGATATTGATTAGCTTCAATGACTTCTCTGTACATAGCAGGATCTTGTTCATTGAGAATTTTTAACTTTTCTTCGATAGAAAGTTCTTGTTCAGCATCACGATCCCATACGCAAAGCATAAGATTAATGTTTTCTTTGTCACCTCTGTTGTGTGGTTCGTCACGTAGACTACCATCAGGTGCAATAAATTTGAATCTGAACCCAGGAAAGAATGATTCATCTAGATTATGAATCTTGTGGTGTGGTCCCCATAATCCGGGTGTCTCTAGCATAGGTACAGTAATCATTAACCTTTTACAATGCTTCTTAAGCTTTTCTACAATTTCTAATCCATTTTCTAAATGTTCTATAACTTCAAATGCAATGATAGTATCATATTGTCCCAACTCATATGTATTAATATCACCGTGTACAAACGTTGCATTCTCACGCCATTTCTGATCACGTGCTACGGGAATGATACGCTTGTCATAATCAAGACCGGTATACTCAATATTGTCTGGTAAGAACTGTAGTCCATAACCACTAGAGCAGCCTAATTCAAACACTTTAGTACCTAATATGTTTTGTGCTGCCCAACTATAACGTGTAATTTCACGTGGCGCAATTTCATCACCCTTGAAGAATACTGCACGTTCCCAATAATTGCTTAGTCGCCATTGATACCAGTGTGGATTGTACTTCTTAGCTAGTGTTAATGAATTATCTAAAAATATATCTTCCCATTCAGGTACAAGTGACTTATCATGTACAGTTCCCTCACCTTTATGATATATCGGGAAATCACCGCAATACATTCCTAATTCAGCATTCCAAATTTTACCTACACACTCACATACTTCAAATCCTGCACGTTCGCACTCAATGCTAAATTCAGTATCTTCACCACCACCTGCACCATAATCTAAGCTTAATAAACCAATCTTATCAAAAACCTTTCTATGTATCATTACACAGAAAAAGATAGCAAAGTCATGTCCAGCAGGATCTGAGTGACTCTTTATTAAACAAGTTATGCCGCACTTGTCATTTGATAAGAACGGACCTTCTAATTGTTTTAGCCAACGGTTTTTTTCTTGTTCTAGCAAAACAGTATCGTTGTTCAATAATACTATTAACGGTGTTGTAGCTACTTCAATACCTGCATTACACGCACGTGAGTATCCCAATGGTTTATCATTCCAAACAATCTTTAAATTTTCGCTAAGTCCCAAACTGTCAAATTTTTCTCGTAAAGAATCACAAAATGCACGTGTGTTGTCTACGCAACCATTAGCAGAAATGATTAATTCTACGTCAGTAATATAGCTGTACTTGAATATTGATTCGACGCACGGTTTTAGTAAATCATCGCAATGATTGTATGTGGGGATAACGACACTATATTTCATTTTCTTCCTTAAACTGTATTCTTGTAGGCTTCATACCATTCCATATTATTATATTTCAGTGCAAGTTTTAATTCATTTCTTCTGAAAGTATTTTCCCAATCTGATACTAGCTCGGGGTTGTGAACTGTTCCTTCACCTTGATGCCATAATGGAAACGATCCTACGTGAAGTCTTATTTGTTCATTCCATACTAATGGTATAGGTTGTACGACTTCGTAGCCCAATAATTGAGCCGCTGCACAAAAATCTATATCTTCGTTGCCACCTTTTTCGTACCTATCATCTAGTAATCCTACTTCATTCATTACTTTACGATCTATCATAACACAGAAAAAAACACCAAAGTCCATTTTTGTTATGGGTGAGTATTTCTTTAGTGAACATGTGATACCGCATTTGGGATTTGTTTCAAACCCGCTATGCAGCATTCTTAACCAATCACCTTTTATTTGTGGTAGTAGTATTGCGTCATTATTTAACATGACCAATTTTTCGCAAGTTGCCTCTAGTATACCTGCATTTGTAGCACGTGCATATCCTAGTGGAGCATCATACCAAACTATTTTTAGATGCTTTTCTAAGCCCAAATACTGAAATTTTTCTTGTAGTTCTTGCAAAAACTCACGTGTATTATCTACACAACCGTTTGCTGAAATGATTAGTTCAATGTCTTCCAAATATGAATACTTGAACAATGCTTCCAAGCATGGTTTCAAAAATTTATCGCAATTATTATACGTAGGAATGACTATACTATACTTCATTTAATGCCCTCTTACTACTTATTACGATAGTAATCGGGCATTAAATTTTAAGCATAAGTAGCGTTCAAGGTGTACCAATTTGTAGCATTCATAGCTATGAATTCAACACATCCACCTACAACTAATGAATATGCAATGTTGGCTGCTCCTGCATTAATTTGATCACTTGTATTTGGGTATACATTCAATGCATTTGCTCCACCATTACGCACTATAACTCTCAATCCTGCTTCTGCTGTTGGTAAAATAACACCAGTGCTTGCAGCGACAGTTGTAACGTTGTTGATAGCTGTTGTAAGAACCGTTGCAGTTCCTTGAGTAGAACCTGCTGCTGTAATTGCATCAGTAGTTCCGAAATCAAAATAACTTGCTGAAATTACGTTTGCACCTGTAATGTTACCACCTGTGCCTGTACCCAAAGTCAATGTTCCTGTGCTTGCGTTGAATGCAAATTTTGTAGTAGTTGCTTTGGGTGTTTGATTTGAACCAGTAGCGCCGACCATTACAGGATATAATGAAGTTGTAGATGTATCGTTTGTTGCATTAATAGCAGTGCTTGGTCCAGCAACTCCCGAGAATCCTGATGTTCCACTGTAACCACTGACACCTGATCCGCTCCAACCTGATCTACCACTGACACCGGTTGTGCCTGACCAACCTGATGTACCACTATATCCTGAAGTTCCTGATGTACCGCTTGTTCCCGACCAGCCACTTACACCTGTTGTACCTGATGTACCTGATGTACCTGATGTACCGCTTGTTCCTGACCAACCACTTACACCTGTTGTACCGCTGTAACCACTTACACCTGTTGTACCTGATGCGCCTGACCAGCCACTTACACCTGTTGTACCTGATGCGCCTGACCAGCCACTTACACCTGTTGTACCACTATATCCCGATGTGCCGCTTGTACCTGATGTGCCACTCCATCCTGATCTACCTGATGCACCTGTCCATCCCGACACGCCTGTAGTACCTGATGTGCCACTCCATCCTGATACACCTGTTGTACCTGAAGTTCCTGAAGTACCACTCCAGCCGCTAACACCTGTTGTACCTGATACACCAGTAGTACCTGACCAACCACTTACACCTGTTGTACCTGACCAGCCACTTACACCTGTTGTACCTGATGCACCTGACCAGCCACTTACACCTGTTGTACCTGATGCACCTGACCAGCCACTTATACCAGTAGTACCACTCCAGCCTGAAGTACCACTATCACCTGTTCTATTAAAGTTAACAACTAATGCATCATTATTAGCCGGTATAGTACCCGATACGTATGTTACGGTTAATGTGTAATATGTCGTATTATCAGTTGCAGCAGTGACATTGAATATTGCCTGTACAGCACTAGCGTTAGAGTTGTTAGTTATAACTAACTGACCTTTGTTTACACTTGAGCTTGAAGCAAATGTAGCTAACCAAGAAGCAAAGTCAGTTCCGTTGACATTCAAATCATTAACATAAATTGCTGTTACTGATCCGATGGTAGCATTATTAAATCTAATGCTTCCGTTACTACCAATACCTGCCGTAGTCGTACTATCAAAATAGTATCTTACTCCGCCCTTATCTCCTTGAGGACCAGAATATCCGCTTACACCACTCCATCCTGAGCGACCACTTACACCTGTAGTACCTGACCAACCTGATGTACCACTGATACCTGTAGTACCTGACCAACCTGATGTACCACTGATACCTGTAGTACCTGAGTATCCACTGATACCTGTAGTACCTGATGTTCCTGAATATCCAGATATACCTGTTGTGCCAGATATACCTGATGTGCCTGACCAACCCGACACGCCGCTAATACCTGATGTGCCACTCCAACCTGATGTGCCTGATGTACCACTAATACCTGATGTGCCACTCCATCCTGATCGACCTGATGCACCTGAATATCCAGATATACCTGTTGTTCCACTGTATCCTGATACCCCTGACACACCTGTAGTTCCTGATGTACCCGACCAGCCACTTACACCTGTAGTTCCTGATGTACCCGACCAGCCACTTACACCTGTAGTTCCTGATGTACCCGATACACCTGATGTACCTGACCAACCACTTACACCTGTAGTTCCTGATGCACCCGAGTATCCACTAATACCTGTAGTTCCTGATGCACCCGAGTATCCACTAATACCTGTAGTTCCTGATGCACCCGAGTATCCACTAATACCTGTAGTGCCACTCCATCCTGATGTGCCACTCCATCCTGATCGACCTGATGCACCTGTCCATCCCGATACACCAGTAGTGCCTGAATAACCACTTATACCAGTAGTGCCTGATATACCTGATGTACCACTGTATCCACTGATACCTGTAGTGCCAGATGTGCCTGAATAACCACTTATACCAGTTGTGCCTGATATACCTGATGTACCACTGTATCCACTGATACCTGTAGTGCCAGATGTGCCACTATAACCACTTATACCAGTTGTGCCTGAATATCCGCTGACACCAGTTGTACCTGATGTACCTGATGTACCGCTAGCTCCACTCCAACCTGAGATACCGGTAGTACCTGACCAACCCGATACACCTGTTGTACCACTTATACCTGTTGTACCACTATAACCACTTATACCTGTTGTACCACTATAACCACTTATACCTGTGTATCCACTTATACCTGTGTATCCACTTA